CTGGCGCAACCGGTGCTAGTGCTCGTGATTTTGCAAACCAGTCCCAAGGTCTGGGTGGATTAGTACGTCTATATGCAACATATGCTGCTAACGTATTTGCTGTTGGGGCTGCTTTCCGTGCACTTTCAAGTGCTATGGACACAGCCAATATGGTTCGCGGATTAGATCAAATTGGTGCTGCAAGTGGTGTAGCCCTAGGCGGATTGTCTCGTCAATTAGTTGCAGCTACTGGTGGTGCTATCAGCCTACGTGAGGCTATGAGCGCAACTGTTAAAGTAACAGCCGCTGGTTTAGGAAGTGAAAACGTACTAAGATTGGGTACAGTTGCCGCAAAAGCATCACAAGCACTAGGTGTTGATCTTGGTGATGCTGTTAACCGTTTAAGTCGTGGTATTACTAAATTAGAGCCTGAATTATTAGATGAATTAGGCATCTTTACTAAGATTGAGCCTGCTGTTCAAAAATATGCACTAGCTCTTGGCAAAAATGCTAGCTCATTAACTGATTTTGAACGTCGTCAAGCATTTGCTAATGCTGTATTAGAAGAAGGTGAAAAGAAGTTTGCTGCTATTAAGGTTGATGCAAACCCTTATAACAAACTTGCTGCCTCATTACAAAATATAGCACAAAGTGGATTAGAGTTAATAAATAAAGTACTAGCACCAATTGTTAACTTTTTAAGTGAAAGCCCCACTGCATTAATAGCTGCATTAGGGGGACTAGGTTTAGCACTAGTACGTCAAATTGCTCCTGCTTTTGGACAGTTTCGTGAAAATATTCGCAAATCAAATATTGAAGCCGCACAAGCCGGCAAAGCTAGAGTTCAAAGTGCTATTGCTCTTCAACAAGAATTAAATGCACAAGTATTAAGATACTCAGAGATAGGTGCCGATAAAGAAATTGCTAAATTAGAAGCAGCAGAAAAAAGATTAAATAGATTACAAGCTAAACTAAGTACAGAAACCGCTGCCTCTAAAATACTGGCGGAAAAACCTGATACGGCCGATATTACAAAAGCTGATATTAAAGCTATTAGAGCTGCTGCAGCCGCTGATGAAGCCGCCGGTAATATAGCTTTAGCTAAATCCCAAAGAGAAATCGCTACTGCTATTGTAAAAGTTCAGAATGCTGAAAAAGGTTTAAGTGAGGAACAAAGACAAAAAGCTGCAAATTTACAAAAAGAATTAACTAATAGTAGAACTATAATAGGCATAAATGCTCAACTAGCCAGTAGTATTCAAAAAGCTAGTTACAAGGATCAAATAGTTTCAAATGCTGCTTATGCCGGTAGTTTAATTGGACCAACCCGCGCCATAAGGCTAATGTTAGCTGAACTAAAGGCTGGTGAAGTTCAGTTAAATGCTTTTTCAAGGGCCACAGTTGTTGCTCGCGGAACTTTAGCAGCTTTTGCTGGAGCAGCTGCTACAATTGGGGCTGCAATAAATACGGCCTTAGGAGTCATTGGTTTAATAGCCGGAGCTCTAAGTTTACTATCAACAGCTTTTAGTGCAACTACGCGGGAATCTAAAGCTACTGGAGAAGCACTAGACGTATTAGAACAGAGTACAAAAAATCTTAATAATACAATAGATGTTATTAATTCAAAACCATTTTTAGAGCAGTTTAGTACTCAAAGTGTAACTGCACGTTCCAATGCATTAGATAGTTTAAGTACTAGTATACAAAAAGTAATAGATACTAGTCAGGCCGAGTTATCTAGAATGAATTGGATTGATAGTTTAAAAGATAATATTTCAAAAATATGGGGCGGAGACGTACTAAGTAAATCTGCTGAAGAAATCTCTCGTGGCTTAGCTGCCGCATTTAGTGATGCCACTACTGCAAACAGTACAGCAGGTAAGGCTGCGCGCGAAAGTTTAGAAAGATTATTAGGTACAGGCGTTGATTTAACTGACTTTGAAAAAATTGATGCTGCACTTGCTAAATTAAGTAAAGCAGACCGTATAACAGCAATAAAATCTATTGGTTTTGAAATCAATAATTTATCAAAAGCTGCAAAAGCACCAGCAGTAGCCTTGCAGGGTTTAGATGAATCGCTTAAGAAAATAAGTGAAAGTCGTCAAAAATTTATTAGTGGCTTATTACCTACAGATCCACTTAGTGAATTTGGCCGAGGATTAATTGCTACTAGCTTTCAATTTGAAGAAGCACTAAAAAATCCAACAGTTCAACTTGAAACAATTAAAAAGCTGTTTGAACAAATTAAATCATTACCGGTTAGCCCTGATTTACTGTTAGGTCTACAAGATGCGGATGCAATAGCAAAAAATCTTCAAGAATTACAGGGCGAATTAGGCAGTACACAAGCAAAAATAACGCAATTAACTAAAGCTAGGAACGAAGAGCTTAGTAAAAGCGGTAAAGGCTTTCAAACTGTTAAAACTGGAGATATTGAAAAAATTGAAGAGTATGCAAATAAAGTACAAAATTCTAGTTCCAAAGTTAAAGAGTTAAATACCGAATTAGGTAGGCTAAAAGGCCTGGGAGCAAGCCTAGAAATAGAAATACAAACCGAAACAGAAAGTTTAAGTAAGTTTAAAGATACAATTAATGCTGCTGTTGTTAAAACTTTTGAAGTTGGTGCAGAAGTAGTTTCAGCACGTCTTGGTGCAGAGTTTGTAAAGGCAAGCGCTACAGTAACTCAAACTTTTGGAAGCCTTTTAGGCAATACAAAAACTGGTATTGCTATGAGAGCAGAAGCAGAAAGACGAATGCTTGCTGCACAATTAGCTCAAATAGACGCTACAGAAAGAAATATACGTGCACAACAAGATGCCGTTATAGTTACTAAAGAGGCAAATGTTTTACGATTAAAAGCATTAGCCGCAGAAAAAACTAGACAAGGCACCCTTAGCGAAGCGGAAGATCAAAATATATCTAGAGAAGTATTAAGAAATGAAGCAGAAATTGTTGGATTAAAGAAAATACTTTCTGGTACTATCAACGTTAAACAAGCCTTTAATCTTCGAGCAGCTGAAATGAGAGCTGCACAAAGAGACCCAGCTGCAATATCTACTATAACCGAAGGCGGGCTACAACTAGCACAGCAATTAGAAGCTAGTCGAGCATCTCGTGCAAATATTGGTGCCCAAGTATTTGGCGTAAATATTACCGAAAGAATAAACCAATTTAAGTTAGAAGAAGAAAATAATATAAAAAGAAAGCAAGCAGATTTAGACGCTTTAAAAGCATCTGCAGCATTATTAGCAAGTAATAGAGAAATAAATTCTGAAACAAACGAAGCAGCACTAATTGCTAGGCAAAGTGCAGAGGCAGCAGTTCAGCTGGCCGAACAAGAGCTTAGAGTACTGCAAGCAAAAAGAGAAATAAGTGTTCAAGAAAAACTACAACAAGAACTACTGGCATTAAAAACGGATGAAGGAAGAACTAGGGCTAAACAAGTAGGCGAAGATATAGACAATCTTAAAGAGTTAGTAAATTTAACAGAGCGCGCTTTTGCAACCAAAGAGCAAGAAACGCAACAAAAAAATATTTTAGATTTAGTTGATGTAAGATTACGTAATAGACTAAAAATATTGGATCAAGAAGGTCAAAAAGCTAAAGACTTAGATGCTGCTCGTGAATTTGCATTAAGAACTGAAGAACAAAGTTTTGACTTTTTACAGCGTTCCGTAGAACTTTCCGCTACTTATATAGCTCGTAGAAAAGAAGCACTTGACGTAAAACGTGCTGAATTTGATTTTGATAAACAAATTCGTGAAGCTGAAGAAGCAAGAAATAGAGCACTGTTAGAATCCGAAACAAGAACTAAAAAGATTGAGCTAGCAGCACCCCCAACTGCTGCAACAGCTGCAGAAGTAAGTGGTGATATAGAAATAGGTGCTGCTAGATCCGAAGCCTTAGCAATAGAAATAGCTGCTCGTGATGTAATAAATCAACAATATGAACGACAAGCAACGGCTGCAACAAGAAGTTTAGAACTAACAAAAGCTCAAGCTGCAGAAACAAGGCGAGTAGCAGAAGAACAAGAAAAGTATAATAAATTACTACAGAACGCCGCTGATCTGGGCAGTACTTTAGGCAATGTTTTCAGAGGATTAGGCAGCAGCGCGGACAGATTTGCAGACGGAATAGAAAAGTTTGTTACAGGCTTAACTGAAGGTGCTATACAAACAGAAAAGAATGCAAAAGCAACCGCAGCTATTCAAGAAAGAATAACCCTAACTGCTGAAGGTTCACAAGAAAGAAAAGAAGCTGAACAAGAACTGGGTGTACAACAGAAAAAGAATGCAAAAGACGAACTAAGTAATAATATTAAATTAGTTGGTTCTGCCAAAATGCTATTTAAAGAAAAGAGCACTGGCTATAAACTACTTGCTGGCATAGAGCGAGCTATGCATATTGTAAAGCTGGCAATGGCAGCAAAAGAAATGGCAGTAGATATTGCCAATACAGTTAAGTCTGTAGCCAATAGCGGAGTCAGAACGGCTGCATCGGTTGTTGAAGCTGGTGTAGCAGGTGTAACGGCAGTAGTTAAATCAATTGCTAGTTTACCTTTTCCGTTTAATATTGCTGCAGGAGCTGTAGTAGCTGGTATAGTTGCAAGCTTGTTAAGTAAAATCGGTGGAGATCCACCAACAAGTTTTAGCGCTGGTGGAAGTGCAGTTAGCGCAGAAAAACGTCAAGAAGTCCAAGGTAGCGCAATGAACTACAATGATCAAGGTCAGCTAGTTCGTGTACGTGAAGGCGTATTTGGGGATACTGAGGCTAAATCAGAATCTATTGCTAATTCACTGGAAATTATTCGTGATAATAGCGTGGCTGGTTTAGCTTATGACGATAAGCTGTTAAAAGCATTTGAAAAATTAAGCAGGTCACTAGAAACAGCTGCTAAACGACTTTATGGTATTACTGGTGTTACTGGTGGTAGTGCTTTTGGAACGGTTGAAGGCAGTACCGGCACAAGCATTTTAGGTTTAAGCTTATCAAAAACCACTACAAGCATTATTGATAGCGGTTTAAAAATTACTGGTAGTTTTTTAGAGTTAGCCCGAGCAACAGGTGGTGTTATTGAAGGTTTTGAAACCGTACAAACAACACGTAAACGGTTTATTGGAAAAACAAAAACTTCTATCGACACCAGAGAGTTTGGACTAGATGATGCTACTGTACAAGCTATTAATGATGCATTCGGCAGTGCACTAGATGCGCTTTATAGCGTTGGCGATACCTTAAAAACAGATCAACAAAAAATAGATCAAGCACTAGCTAGTTTACAAGTTAATGAGTTTGCTAGTTTGCGTGGTTTAAAAGGCAAAGACTTACAAGAAGCCCTTAATGCTGTTATTGGTTCGGTTGTAGATGATGCTGCTGTGGCTGCTTTTACTCAACTAAAGCTGTTCCGTAAGTTTGGTGAAGGCATGTTGGAAACCGTAGTTCGTGTTGCTGATACTAATCGCAAGATCGAACAAGTATTGGGCAATTTAACTAACAGACCAGCACTAGACATTGAACTAGATATAACTGAAGCACTTGCAGAAGCGTCGGGCGGACTGTCAAACTTTTTAGAAAATATCGAAAGTTTTACAGATAACTTTTTAACAGAAGAAGAAAAACTTGGTCCAACTCGTCGTGCAGTTGAAACAGAACTCAACAGACTGGGCTTAAGCAGCATAAAAACTCGTCAACAGTTTAAGCAAGTTGTACAAACACTGATAAACACTGGTCAAGCTGGTACAGAAACCTTTTTAAGCTTAATAAAGTTAAGTGACGGTTTTGCAAAAGTTACTGAGTCGGCTGAAAAAACCAACGATGCACTTAAGTCAGCATATGATGCGCGTGTTAGCGAACTAAAAGGTGCTCGCAGTGAGTTTGAAAACTTTGCTAAGAGTTTACGTGAGTATCAGCTTAGCTTAAAAACCGGCAGCTTAAGCCCACTAACACCACTTGAACAGTATCGTGAGTTACGTGCAGAGTTTTTAACAACCAGAGAACTTGCACAACGTGGTGACGTTGGGGCAATTGGTAAGTTGCAGTCTATTAGTAACTCTTTCTTACAAGCTAGTCAAAAAATGTATGCATCTAGTGATGAATACATTGGTGACTTTCAACTAGTATCTCAAACCATTGATCAAACAGCTACTTTTGCAGAACTGCAAATAGATATAGCCAACAACACACTTGCAGAAATTAAAAATGTTGTTGGTGCATTAGTAGAGCTTAAGACTGAAACTGAAAAAGTACCGGTTGCACTAACTGGGCTTGGCACTAGTTTAACCACAGCGTTAACTGCGGCACAAGCTGCTAACGGCTCCGCCACTATTAGTGATATCCCTGTTATTGGCGGTGAAGTTGCCGATATCGTATCCGGCTATGAATTCCAGCGCCAAGCAGATGCTGCAGAAGCAGCTGCAGAAGCAGCAAAAGCAGCTGCAGAAGCCGCTGCAGCTGCTGCAAGAGCTGCTCAAAGCATGTTTGGTCAGCTGTATAACACGGTAATGGGTTATGATTATGGTATTGGTGCTGCAATGGGTGCTGCTTTTGATACTGGCGGCGTTCGCAAATTTGCTCGTGGCGGCATAGTTAACGGCTTAACACCATTTAGTTATAGTTCGGGACTTGGTGTCATGGGTGAAGCAGGGCCAGAAGCTATTATGCCACTACGTCGTACACCTAGCGGTAACTTGGGTGTAATTAGTATGGCAGGTAATGGTGATATGCTTCGTGAACTTGCTAGACTTAATCAACAAGTTGAAACATTAACTCGTGCTGTGTCTGAGGGTGCAGTTATTAACGCACAAGCAACTGATCGTAATACTGAAGCAGTTGTTGGTGCTGTTGTTGATAAAACAGTTAATAACACATACCAAACACGGCTAAAAGATAAGGTTCAGGTTGTATGACAACTAAAGCAGAACTAGTTAGTTGGTTAAAAACAAGCACTACACGACGTGTAGTGCTTGTTGAAATCACAGGTGTATTAGATAGTGCCGGCAATAGTGTCGGCACTATTTATTACTCAAATAAACCTTATGGTACGCGTTCTACCGATACCCCTGCTAATACACAGTATAGTGCTGTTATTAACGGTGGTGTAACTTTTTCACAAACTCTAGACTTAGATGGCAGAGCCACATTAGGCTTTGGAGATATTCAACTAGATAATACCAACGGTGTTCGCGACACACTATTAACTTATATCTGGGCTAACAAAGCAGTTACAGTTTATTTGGGCGATGCTGGCTGGAGTCGTGCAGATTTTTACCCAATATTTACTGGCTTTGTTAGTGATATTGAAAGCCGTGATCGCAATACCCTAAACTTAATACTAGTAGACCGATTACAGTACTTAAATACTGCTGTTAGCACGGCATTAGTGGGTGGTACTGGTTCGCAAAAAGATCAATTAAAGCCACTTTGCTTTGGTGAGTGTTTTAATGTTACACCAGTTGTAGTTGATAGCCCTAATTTAATTTATCAGGTACATAACGGTGAAATTGAGCGTGTTATAGAAGTTCGTGATAATGGTGCTAAACTAACTGGTGTTACCACAGATTTAGCAAACGGCAGATTCACACTAACTGCTAGCCCATTCGGACAAATAACTGCTAGTGTGCAAGGTGGTAAGTATGGAAGTCCCGCTAGCTATAGCAGTAAAGTGGCGACGGTTATACAAAACTTATTACTATACTATGGTCGAACACTAACACTGTCAGATATTGACGCTGCTTCTTTTGCAGCTTATAATACACAAGACGTAGGTGTTTATCTTAATAACCGCGAAAACTTACTGGACTTATGCCAACGACTAGCTAATGGTTGTGGTTTAAGTTTAACTGTAGGTGTAGACGGCAAGTTTAAATTAGTTCGTGTACTAGTAGACCAAGCGAGTGGTGAAACACACAGCGTTACACCTAGTGATATGTATGAACGCACATTAGCTATATCACAAAAAGTACCGGTACAAGGCTCAGTTAAACTAAGTTACTGCAAAAACTGGACACCACAAACAACAGGTTTAGCTGGTGCACTAAAGCCAGATGTTAGTGCTATTTTTGCAAAAGAAAACTACTTAACTGCCAGCAGTGATGCAACAGTATTAGCTCGTTATAATCAAACAGAAGAGCCACCTACAAAAGACACACTGTTAGTAACCACAGCTCAAGCAACTAGTGAAGCAACCAGACTATTAAACATATATAAAACTCCTAGGTATGTATATACTGCAACATACTATTCACACTTATTATTTTGTGAATTAGGTGATCAAGTATTGTTAACTTATCCACGCTTTGGTTTAAATAATGGCAAGCGAGGGACTGTAGTTCAAATTAATCGTGACTGGTTAGCCGGAAAAGTAAATATAGGAATACTAGTATAATGGCAACAACTGTAAATACTGCTGATTTAGAATTAGGTGGGATTGGCGAATATCGCACCGGCGCTTTTTCGCCTAAAGAAGTTCGTTTAATACCCAGCACAAATTTATTTAGAGTTAGTAAAGACGGTACTGTTAGTGTTAATGACATAACACTAACAGTACAACGAGTATATGTAACAGGTACAGCCACCTTTACTACAACTCCATCTGTTACACTAACTGGCTCTGGAGATACTCGCACACTAAGTTATACAAATCTTGGTGCAAATAATACAGTTGTGATAACTGTTAGTGTTACTGATAGTGCTGATGGCACAGTTTATACTGACAGCGTTACCATTGCCAAAGTTACCGATGGTAGCGACAGTTTAACAGTTGCACTTAGCAACGAAGCTTGCAGTGTACCAGGCAATGCATTGGGTCAAACTGCAAGTTTTGCTGGCACTGGTACCACGATCGAAGTTTATGAAGGTAGTCAAAAACTAACTTATGTAACCGGCACACTCACAAACAGTAGCTTTAGCGTTACGACTTCAGTTAGTCCTGCTGCGAAAATAACCGTTGGTACTATTACTGGTGCTAATACTACGACCGCAACAGTTGCAAACCATAGCGCACTAGCAGACGATACTGATTTAGTAGCCATTACTTATACCATTAGTGCTAAACGTAGTAATGGTACTACTAGTACGCTTACCGCTACTCAATCAATTACAAAAACTCGTAGCGGTTTAAATTTTAGTGATGCAAAAGTACTATTTACTGATACCACTTTTGCAACTGGTTTAAATGATGTTGCAGTATACAATAACAGTGGCGGCGGTACTGTTACTGTTACCAGAGAAGCTGCTCAAGCAGATTCGCCTTTTATAAATGTTAGTAGCTTTAACATAAAAGTTAGTAATACAGGCACAGCCAGTCCTGGTATTGGTGGCTTTGTACATGCAACTACAAGTCGTGCAAATGCTGTTTTTGCTCAACGCGTTATTGCAAAAATACCTGTTGGATACACACTACAGTGGGCCAGTAATGCTATTGGGGATAATTCAACACAGCGTTGGATAACTAGCCAAGCAGGAACTGGCAACTTTGAAGAATACATAGTTATTCGTAAATGCGGAGCAACTGGAACTTTTTCAAGTACTGGTCATTTATACTTAACTGGTACTGTAGGTACTCCCGCTGCACCAGTTAACTGGTATTTGGCTTATGCAACTGTATACGACTTTACTGCACCTGCTAACTTACTAACAAGTGCTAGATTAACAAAAGATTCTGTTACAGTGCCTGCTAGCAGTGATGGCACTGTAAGTGATTTTAGTGCTGCCACAACCACTTTTCGTGTTTACAACGGAGCAACAGACGATACTGCAAACTGGACTATTACAGCTACACCCGGTACTGGTGTAACAGGTACAGCTAGTGGTTCGCCTGCAAATAGTACATATACACTAACTGGTTTATCACAAGATAGTGGCACCGTTACATTTACTGCTAGCAGATCTGGCTATAGTAGTTTAACTAGTACTTTTACTGTTGTTAAGGCACGAGCAGGTGTAACTGGAACTAATGCCGCATACGTTGTTGTAAACAGTACTCAAGGTCAAGCATTTAAATTTGCAAGCGGAGCTAGTACTCCTACTAATGGCAATAGTTTAATTTTTACTGCCACATTAAACGGTGGATTAAGTGCTTACCAATGGCAGTATTATAATGGCACTGCCTGGACAAATTTTAGTGCTGCTACTTCAAGCAGCTTTACATTAGCTTATAATGATGCTGCTTGGGGCAGTGCAGTGGCACTTAATATTCGTTGTTTAAGTGGTTCACAGTCCGACGAAGTTACTGTAGTTAAATTATCTGATGGTACAAATGGTACAAATGGTACAAATGGTACAAATGGTACAAATGGTATTAATACTGCTACTGTTACATTATATGCTAAAAACACTAGTAGCAGTACTCCACCCGCAGCTTTTAGTGGCACTTTTACTTATACCTTTAGTACTGCCGCACTAACTGGCGGTACTCTAAATACTTGGAGCACCACAGCTCCTAGTATTACTAACGGCGAATATTTATGGGCTCGTTACGCCGTAGCTGCTAGTAGTGCTGCTACAGATACTGTAGATACCGCAGAGTTTTCTAGTGCTGTAGTAGTAGCTGTTGGTGGTATTAACGGTATTAATGGCACTAATGGTACTAACGGTACTAACGGTACTAATGGAGTTAATACTGCTACTGTTACATTATATGCTAAAAATACTAGCAGCAGTGCTGCACCCGCAGCTTTTAGTGGTACTTTTACTTATACTTTTAGTAGTGCAGCATTAACTGGCGGTACTCTAAATACTTGGAGTACTACAGCTCCTAGTATTACTAATGGTGAGTATTTATGGGCTCGTTATGCTGTAGCTGCTAGTAATACTGCTACAGATACTATAGATACAACAGAGTTTTCTACTGCCGTTGTAGTAGGTATTGGCGGCACTAATGGTAGTAATGGTACTAATGGGGTTAATACTGCTACTGTTACATTATATGCTAAAAATACTAGCAGCAGTACCGCACCTACAGCTTTTAGTGGTACTTTTACTTATACTTTTAGTACTGCAGCATTAACTGGTGGTACGCTAAATACTTGGAGTACTACAGCTCCTAGCATTACTAATGGTGAGTACTTATGGGCTCGTTATGCTGTAGCTGCTAGTAGCGCCGCTACAGATACTGTAGATACAGCCGAGTTTTCTAGTGCTGTAGTAGTGGCTATTGGAGGTATTAATGGTACTAATGGTACTAATGGTACTAATGGTACTAATGGTACCAATGGTATTAATACTGCTACTGTTACATTATATGCTAAAAATACTAGCAGCAGTACTGCACCTACAGCTTTCAGCGGTACTTTTACTTATACTTTTAGTAGTGCAGCATTAACTGGTGGCACTCTAAATACTTGGAGTACCACAGCTCCTAGTATTACTAATGGTGAGTATTTATGGGCTCGTTATGCTGTAGCTGCTAACAATACAGCTACAGATACTATAGATACAACAGAATTTTCTACTGCCGTTGTAATAGCTGTTGGCGGTATTAATGGCACCAATGGAGTAAACGCTGTTAGTGGTTACTTAACTAACGAATCTCACACAATACCCGCAGATAATGCCGGAACAGTTCAAAGTGGTGACTACGCTGCAGCAGGCGGCACTTTTAAAGTTTATAACGGTATTACTGATGTAACCACAAGTAGTACTTTTAGTGTAGTAGGCACACCTACCGGCATTACTGCTAGTATAGTTAGTAATACCGGCGTATACACTCTAAGTAATATGAGTGTTAACTCAACAACAGTTACTTTTAGAGCCACATATAGCGGCACTACTATAGATAAAGTTTATAGTATTTCTAAGTCTAGAACTGGTAGCAGCGGTCAACGTGGTAGTGTAAGTTTTGATATAGCAACCACTCAAACCACTTGGAATGCTACTGTTGAGTCGGAAATCAACACATATTATACCAATAACTACAGTTCAACTAAAGTATTAAATGATCGTGTAACTGCTTACAATACTAGCGCAGGTTTTTCACAAACACGCTACTGGAGTGGTTCCGCTTGGATTCAGGCAACTAGTGTAGTTGATGGTAACTTAATTGTAACTGGTACAATTACTGGTGATAAGTTAGTTACTAATACGATTACTACTAATAAACTATTGGTAACAGGACAAGGTGCTGCACTTAATAATGATCCAAGTACACAAGATATTACTGCTTGGACTTCAAGTGGGTCGGGTACCGCACCTAGTTTTAGTATACAGACGCTTACTGACGGTGTCGTTGGGGATAAGGCACTTAGAGGCACAGGCGGAGTACATGTTCTTTCTAGAACTATACCTGTTGATGCAACTAAAAAATATCGTGTACGCTGTCGCGCGCGTCGCAGTACCGATGCAACAGGCACATTTTATTTACGACTATATCAATATGATGCCGCAGGAGCTCAAGTAGAAATTGTTGCTGGTTTTGAGGGAGTTGCCATTACTACTGCATGGCAAACTTTTACTTCCAGCGCGCTTACTCTTAATACTAGTACCGTTTCGGCCAAAGTAGCAGTTGTACTTAATTGGAATACTACTACTGGTTATATGGAAGCGCAAGATATTAGGTGTGAGCAAGTAATTGGTGGAGATTTAATTGTTGACGGCTCTTTAACTGCAGATAAAATTGATAGTCGTGGTTTAAGCATTAAAGATGCTAATGGCAACGTATTATTTTCAGCCGGAGTACCACTAAGTTCTAGTAATATTACGCCTGCGTCAGGATGGTTAAACTCAAATATCAGTATTAATTCAAGCGGTGCACTTAGTGGTGCTGGTGGTGGACAAGTTACTATCGGCGGATTAGGCTATACAGGTGCATTAGATGCTAATAAAACATCTATAGACGCTAATGGTGCTATACAAGGTGTTAGTAGTGGTGCTGGTACCACAGTTGCTAATAGCCAAATTACTATTAGTAGTGGAGCTATTCAAGGTATTGGAACAGGTGCTGGTACCACAGTTGCTAATAGCAGTATAGCAGTTAATGGTAGTGGTCAAATTACGGGTATTGGTACGGGGGATAGTACTACAGTAGCTAATAGCCAAATTACTATTAGCAGTGGAGCTATTCAAGGTATTGGAACAGGTGCGGGTACTACAGTTGCTAATAGTAGTATAGCAGTTAATGCTAGTGGACAAATTACCGGTATTGGTACTGGTAATAGTACCACAGTTGCTAATAATCAAATTAGTATTGATACTGCTGGTAATATAGCTGGTATTGGTACAGGCACAGGTCAATCAGTTGCTAATAATGTAGACAGTGTTATTAGAGCACCTGCAGGTGCGGTATATACAACGCAAACTACTACTGTTACTGGTGCTATAAAAATCAGATTACCGCAATATTTTACTAATACAATGATGCGGTTTACGGTTGAAGTATATGAATACTCAACCGGCTATATGTGTACATTAGAAATTGGTGGATATAACTATCTAGCCAGCTTATCCTGGATTAACGTCAGTGCAAGAGTTATTGGTGGCAGTAATGTAGAATATCCAGTATACTTTGGACATGATGGTACTAAGTGTTGTGTCTGGATTGGTGCTTATAACGAAACTTGGAATTACCCACAAGTACGTGTACGAGATTTTTTTGCTGGATATAGTAACTTTAGCGCTAGTTCTTGGAGCACCGGCTGGCAAATTAGTTTTGATCAAACACAAATAGCCAGCGGAACTGCAGCCGATCAGTATAGTGCCAGTGTAACGGATACTTTTCCAGGAGCGGATTGGAGTAAAACTGCACGTAGGCCTGCTAACTTATCAGGGTTAAGTGGTACCGAAGCCATACAAAATAGCCAAATCACTATCAGCAGTGGAGCTATTCAAGGTATTGGAACAGGTGCTGGTACAACAGTTGCTAATAGCAGTATAGCAGTTAATGGTAGTGGGCAAATTACCGGTATTGGTACAGGCAATAATACTGCTGTTGCTAATAATCAAATTACTATTAGCAGTGGAGCTATTCAAGGTATTGGAACAGGTGCTGGTACAACAGTTGCTAATAGCAGTATAGCAGTTAATGCTAGTGGACAAATTACTGGTATTGGTACTGGTAATAGTACTACAGTTGCTAATAATCAGATCACTATTAGTGGCGGAGCTATTCAAGGTATTGGGACAGGTGCTGGTACTGCCGTTGCTAATAATCAAATAACTCTTAGTAGCACAGGTGCTTTAAGTGGTGCAGGCGGCGGTCAAATAACCACCCTAACAGCCTCTGATACCCGAAACACTAATCAAGCACCCAGCTGGTACTCCATGGGAGTAACTGAAGAGTTTAAGACAAGAACCGCAATCGGTGCACCTGGTATATCCACATATGGTATACTGCGTACTGAAAAACCCTGGACAGATGCTAGCGGCGGCGCGGTTATTCAAACCTTTAAAACACAAGAAGCAGAATATAAGCGTACCAGTGTTAGTGGTAATCATAGTCAGTGGAATGCCTGGACACCGAAAATAGATCAAAAAATAGATGCTGATAATATAGAACGATTTATGGCACCCGATTCCATTGGTTCTACTTATATCGGTACTGATTTGCAATCTACAAACTATGTTGCAAACAGCACGGGCTGGAAAATAAACAAAAATACAGGTACTGCTGAATTTTCAAATGTTTTAGTTCGTGGCACAGTATACGCAAATGATGGCTTTTTTAAAGGTAATATAACTGGTGCAACCGGCACTTTTGAAGGTGCTATTAAAGCTGGATCTCTTAATTTTGATGAAGCAAGCGGTAGTACTACACGATATTATGCTAACGCATCTATAACTGTACCTACAGGCATGACTAATCTTAAAGCTACTTTAGTAGGTGGCGGAGGAGGTGGTGCTTCAGGAACTAATGGTGCAGGTGGTGGTGGAGGTGGCGGTACTAGAACTGTTAATATTGCAGTAGTACCGGGGCAAATAGTAACGCTTGTTGTAGGTAGTGGCGGTGCCGTAGGAGCTAATGGCAGCGCAACCACACTTACTTATGGCAGTACATATACAGCTGGGGGTGGTAGTGCTGGTAGTGGATTGTCTGGAGGTGCCGGTGGTACCGGAACAACCTCCGGTTTTGCTGGAAGTAACGGTTCTGCACAAGTAACCGGTACTGATGCCTACAACAATACTTATCTAGTTAGCCCTTCTGTTTATGGTGCTGGAGGTAATTCGGGCGATAATTGGGGTGCTGGAGGTCAATCAGGTACAGGAAATAGTAGTACTAGTAATGGTGCTGGTACAGCCGGTGGTTTATACGGTGGTGGTGGTGGCGGAAATGCTGCAGGTGCCGCCGGATTTGCAATTATTGAGTTTGTAAGTGCTGGCGTTAGAATTACAACTCTAGCTAATGGAACTGGTACTAAAACAATTCCTGTAAATACCATTATTGATGGAACTGCAAAAGCTTGGGTTAACTTTAACGGTACAGGTACCGCCGCGACATCTACAATTCGTGGCAGCTTTAACGTATCAACTGTCACAGATCATGGAACAGGAGATTATACCATTAACTTTACAACTGCACTAGCTGATGCAAATTACGCAATTACTGGAACCTGCAATGCTAGAGCAAACCATCCAGTGAGGAGTGTGTCCATGAAAGAATCCACTACTCCAACTGCTTCATCAGTTCGTGTAACCACAGGTTCAACAGGTGGCTCAGGTATTGTTGGTATTCAAGAAGATTGCGAGTACGTCAATGTTGCTATCTTCCGATAATAAGGCAAAGGCCAACACCTGAGATATAATATTTCACCGTTTATAATAACCTTAATATTTTTAGATAAAATTATGGAAGAAAAACGTATTATATATCCTAGACCTGACGGAGGGGTGGATATAGTCATTCCAGTACCTACATCTGGAATGACTATAGAACAAATAGTAGCAAAAGTAGTACCAGTAGATACTCCATATAAAATAGTCGACGTTAGTGATATTCCTGAAGACAGAACTTTTCGTAATGCATGGGAGTATACACCTTGATCACAATTAATTTGTCAAAAGCAAAAAATATTGCTCATGAAATTCGCAGACAAAAAAGATCAGAAGAATTTGCTCCGCTAGATATTCAAGCTACAATTCCTGCCTATGCCGCTCAAGCCGAAGCGGCTAGGCAAGAAATTCGTGATCGATATGCTCAAATGCAGATAAACATAGATGCAGCAAATACTCCTGAACAATTAAAACAATTAATATCATGAAGTACTTAATTTTACAAAAAACTTTTACGGATGGCAGAACACTAAGCTATCATAAAGTATATGAATTAAATGTGTTGCCAGATAATTATGAAGTTAAGCTTGCTTCATATTATAATTTAAACAATTTAATGAATTCTGGTAAGCCTGATTTTATCTCTAGTATTTCACTGCCCAAAACTTCTGATACAGATACTTTATTAGAACAAATTGTATTATTACCGGATTGGCAGGGTGGAGACTTTGTAGATTTATCAAAACCACAACCACTACCAGAAGATGTTTGATATACCTTTACAAAGATTATTGGGCCAAGTTCCAGAAACTTGGCCCGATCTAGAAACTTTTGTTAGTTGGTATATAAATACTCAAATTCCTTTTCTTGTACCTAATGGCTGTGGCAGCGTAGTAACTGATGATGCAACCGCAATTTCTATATTTAGAAAAGAGCCCTATCAGGTAGAGTTTTATATAATTCATCCAAGGGTAAACATAAAGCTGCATTCTCATCCTGACGTAGAAACTTTTACAGTTATGTTGGGTGGAGAAAAAACAGCAACTACTGGAGATTTTGGTACTTCTAATACCTTTAATAGAACTACTGTACCAAAAGTGCCTTATGGCCAAAAACACGGAAAATTTACTGATAGTGGTTTTTCTGGGGAAGGTTTTGCTATGCTTAGTTTTCAGAAATGGAGGGATGGTGTACCCATAACTTCAGCTGCTTTAAATTGGAAAGGACCCTCAGCCGGACCAATTCACGACAAGTTACTGGGTAGATAAATATGCCAAATTTACGAATAGTACACACCAACATAGCAGATACAGCCACAGTCACTGCCAGTACAACTGCTGGCAGTTATGTAGCAGCAAACTTGCAAACTGATCTTAAAAGTCAGTTTCATCGCAGTACTGGTACATCGGTTACTTATACCCTAAGTTGGGCAAGTACTCAAACTGTACAGTGCGTAGCACTGCCATGTACCAACTTAACCGCCACAGCAACTATACAAGTACAACTGTATAGTGACCAAGCAGCTACCACACTTATTAGTGGCACTGATACTGGTGCCGTTGTAGCAGCAGCATCAACTCAAATTGCACAGTTCGCCAACCCAAATGGCAATCTTTTTGCGTATGGTTGTGTTACAAAAACAGTGCATTGGTATGCCGCAAGTTATTCCGCAGTACGTGCAGTTAAAATTACACTTGTGGACACTAATAATCCTGTAGGCTATATTGACTGCGCTAGAATTGTTTGTGGCAGTTTTTGGCAGCCTACATATAATGCCAGCAAAGAAGGATTAGTTGTGTCTGTCACCGACACAACTACAACCACTCGTAACGATGCTGGCGACTTAATAAGCGAGCAAGGTTTTGTGTATGATCAAGTACAATTAAACTTAGACTTGTTAACAGATAGTGACCGTGATACACTGTTAGGCATTATACGTCGTCGTGGTGTTGCACAAAATGTCCTGCTAAGCGTATTTCCTGATAATCGTACCAGTACTGAGTTTGCTTACTTAGTATACGGTAAGCGCAGTAATAGCAGTATTAATTATGTATTGCCAGGTTTTAACAGTCACTCAATTGAAATTACTGGTTGGTAAATTAATGCTAAGTTTAAAAAACACCTGTCCCACAAGGGCAGGTGTTTTTTTGTGTTGACCCTCAACTGCCTTTATGGTATAATAAAGCAAATACGTGGATAAGTGTCTTCCACAAATAACCCGTTATTTAAGCTGGGAGATTGCAGTGAGCCTTAAATTTTTCCCAGAGCCTGATGTTAAAACGTTTATTGTTAACCAACAAACACAGCACTATGCCGGTCTACTAGCCACTACTGCGTTACTACTAAGCATTGGGTTTTTAATAGGTGCTCCTACAGAACGTCACAACTATCAAGCTCTTTATTCCATTATGCCTAGCACTGGCTGGGCTTTTTGTTTTTTTGTGTATTCGGCCTGTAAGTTTGCACAAGCAACAAAATTATTTACACCATTATTTGATATTGCAGCCAGCTTAGTTTTAGGCATCTGGCTTTGGAGTGCAATATTTGTAAGTTCTGTTGTATTAGACCCAACTGCTATGGCACCTATGGAACTAGTAATAGTAACACCGCTTTTAATTGAAAGCTACCAACTAGCACTAGATATATCCAGGTACAGGGCGGCCAAATTGTTAGAGGATCAACATGAGCAATAATGCATTTGATTTTGCACAACTTGCTGCGGGTGCTGCTGCTGGTTTAATTGCTGTTGCTGTTTTTGCACAAAAGTTTTTAAATACTTGGCAAAGCAATAAGGCAGAAAATAGCGTTATAAACCTTATGCACACTGAACTAGAGCGCATGAGCGAACAAAACAGTCACCTTAGTGAAGAATTAGGTAAATTGCAAGCAGAAGTAATTAAGTTAAACAGACAGTTGCGAGAGTTAACGCTGGAAAACCAAAAATTACATGCTGAAGTAGCTGCACTTAATTCAGAACTTGCAGGGTTGCATACTACACTAAGAAGGGACACCTAATATGGCAGCTCCAGCAAAAGTTAACTTTAAAGTATATCAAGGCAGCACTTTTCGTGAAGTATTTCGTTGGGAAAGTGCATTAAAAACTTACTTACCAATTACCGGCATCACAAAAGCTGCACCAGCAGTTGTTAGTTGTACAGGCACATTACCACCAGTTGGTTGGCGTGCCAAAGTAACTGGTGTGTTAGGCATGAAAGAAATTAACAGCGATGAGTATCGTGTAGTAACTGATACCGGTTCGGGCACAGTTACTTTTAATTCAATTAATGCCAGTGGCTATAATACATATACCAGTGGTGGTATACTAGAATACAATACTCCTATTGACCTAGCTAACTATACTGGCCGATTACAAATTCGTCCTAGCGTTGCAAGCAGCACTACAATATTAGAACTTACTTCACAAAATGGTGGCATTGTAATTGACAATGTGTTAAAAACTATCACAGTATTAATGACTGCACAACAAACACAAGCATTGTCATTTAGCGCAGCTGTATACAGCTTAGAACTTGTGGTTGGGACTGAAGTAACAACGTTCAGCAGCGGTAATGTAAGCTTAGTACAGGAGGTAACACGATGACAACTGAAACTGTTGTTGTAAGTTCCATACAAACGGTTACTAGTACTAGTAGTGAGACTTTAACAGTTGTACAAGAACAAACAAATCCTGTGATTGTAGTTGGCGGGATTATGGGGCCACCAGGACCAAGTAGTAATGTTAGTGGTAGCAGTGATGTAGATATCACTGGTTTACAAGATGGCAGCATGTTGGTATATAATGCAGCAAGCAGTAAATGGCAAGCTACTACGCTACTTGAAAAACAAGTAATAAATGCTGGATTTTTCTAAGGAATTATAAATGAGTTCAGTTTTAAAGATAAAAAGATCTAGCGGCTCTGCATCGCCCGGCGCACTTGGTCAAGGTGAGTTAGCATACAGTTGGGATGAGTCTGGCAGTTTTGCACTAGGTAAATTGTGGATCGGTACTGGCAATGAAACATTAGGCGCTGCTGCTAATATACATGTAATTGGCGGTAAGTATTTTACTGACATGTTAGACCATACTCGTGGTGTATTAACTGCCAGTAGTGCACTAACAGTTGATAGTAACAGCAAACTAGACCAACTAAAAGTTGACAACTTAGATTTTAATGGCAATACTATTAGTGCAACCGATGCTAACGGTAGTATTACACTAACACCATTAGGTACAGGTTCGGTTAACGTAAGTGGTTTTAAAATTACCAGTGTTGCTGATCCTGTTAGCGATACTGATGCTGCCAATAAGCGTTATGTAGATAGTGCTCGTAGTGGTCTAGACGTAAAACAAAGTGTACGTGCTGCTACAACTGCAAATATTACGCTAAGTGGTACACAAACCATTGATGGTGTTGCACTAATAGCTGGTGATCGTGTACTAGTAAAAGATCAAACTAACGCAACAGAAAACGGTATTTATGATGTAGCTAGTGGTGCTTGGGCACGTAGTAGTGATGCTGATAATAGCCCTGGTTCAGAAGTTACTAGTGGCATGTTTACTTTTGTGGAAAATGGTACAGCAAACGATAACATTGGTTACGTACTTACTACCACAAACCCAATTACACTTGGATCAACCAACTTAACATTTACTGCTTTTAGTAGTGCTGGTGCAATTACTGCTGGTTTAGGCCTAACAAAAACTGGTGATACATTAGACGTTAATGTTGGTGGTGGCATTGAAATTGTTAGCGATACGGTACAATTAGCAAGCTCAGTTGCTGGTGCGGGTTTAACATTAAGTACTGGAGTTCTTGCGGTTGGTGCTGGTACAGGTATTACAGTTGGTGCTGATACAGTTGGTTTAACTGGTCAAGCTCTTAGCTTACACAACCAAACTACTGCTGGATTCTTTGTTCGTACTAGTGGTGCTAGTATTACAGCCCGCTCAATTGCTACAAGCGGTACTGGTATTAGTGTTGCTGATGGTGATGGCAGTGCTGCTAATCCCACACTTTCGCTTAGTGCTGCATTAAGCACAGTTGGCGGTTTAACTCCCACAGCCGATAGTTTTGCTTACTACACTGGTGCTAGTACTGCTAGTTTAGCAACCGTTACTAGTTTTGCTAGGTCCATCTTAGATGATGTAGATGCTAGTGCTGTTAGAACAACTCTAGGATTAGGTACACTAAGCACACAAAACTCAAACAATGTAACAATTACAGGTGGTTCTATAACCAACCTTACAACACTTGATGGTGTTACGCTAGATGGTGGCACTTACTAATTAGCGGCCTTTTTAGGAACAACTATGGCATCAAAATTAATTCTAAAAAAATCGTCTGTGCTAGGAAAAACTCCACTAGTTACAGACTTAGAGTATGGAGAGCTTGCTCTTAATTATGCTGATGGCAAGTTGTTTTATAAAACTTCAAGCAATAGTATTGCTAACTTTTCTGTTGGTGGTGGTGGTGGTGGCGGTGGCGGTTTTGCACTTACTGCCAATCAGTTTACTGGCGACGGTACTCAGACTGATTTTACACTAAGTGCAGCACCAAGCAGTATTGCTTATACAGTAGTAACTGTTGGGGGTGTTGCACAAACTCGTGGTAGTGCTTATACAGTTAGTGGAACTACCCTAACCTTTACCGATCCGCCTGCTGTTGGTGATGAAATCGAAGTACTAACAATTGCTAGTGCTACTATTGCACAGGGTGTACCTGTTGGTGGTGCCGCTAATAGTGTGCTAGTAAAACAAAGCGCAACAGATTATGATACTGCTTGGTCTAATCAATTAACAGTTAGCAGTATTAGTTATAGTAATCAAATTACTTCAACAGCTGCAACAGGTACAGCACCATTTGTAGTCACTAGTACTACTCGTGTAGCCAATTTAAACGTTGCTACAGCAGGCACAGCAGACAGTGTAGCTTGGACAGGCATTACTGGCAAACCTACTTTTGCCACAGTAGCTACTAGTGGTAGTTACAGTGACTTAAGTGGCACTCCTACTCTTGCCACAGTAGCTACTACTGGTAGTTACAGTGACTTAAGTGGCACTCCTACTCTTGCCACAGTAGCTACTACTGGTAATTACAGTGACCTGAGTGGTACTCCAGATATTGCAACACAAATATCTAGTGCTATAACTACACACGAAAGTGCAGTTGATCCACATACTCAGTATCAAACAAGTAGTGAAACACTGGTAACAGTAGCAACAGCCACTGGCGATATACATGGTATTGTAGACCGCACACAGTCCACTATTAGTTTTAATGAGACTACTCGTGAGTTTTCAGTAGCACCTGTTAGTGGTAGTTGGACTTATTATCATACAGGCACACTAAATACCGTTAGTACTACTAAAACCCTAACTCTTACAGATACAAGCGGTGCAAAGTTTGTTTATATTGATGCTAGTGGTAATTTAAATGAGCATGCTATACCTGATTTTGCTGCAAATGTTTATCTTGCTTATGTTTACTGGAACAGCACAACTGGTCGCGCAGCTATTGTAGGTGATGAGCGACATGGCTCAAAGCGAGATACTACCTGGCACTCAGCCCAACATCAAAATGTTGGCACAGTGTGGAGAAGTGGTGGTGATTTAAGTTATACACTAAATAGCGACAGTGCAGTAAATATAGGTGTTGGTACACCAGTTAATATAGCTGATGAAGATTTACTGCATTCAATAACCCACAGCGCGACACCAAGCAGCAATTTTCAACAAATACTTACTGGCAGCGCATCACTAGAAGTAATTTATTTAACTGGTACTGCATATACTACTACCACAACCAATACGCTACCTTGGATGCATACTGGCAATGTTGCACAGTATAATTTAATTAATACAGGTAGTGGCTCTCTTGCAACAGCAACAGAAGGCAAGTATATTACTTACTGGCTATTGGCAACCAATGATTTACGTGCTGGACGCGGGCCAATTAAACTGGTATTAGGTCGACAATTAAACAACACAGTTGACGAAGCATACGCAGAAAGTTTTACTGAGTATGGTTTAAGTTTTGCAGAACAAGTATTTATGTACCAAATTGTGGTACAGTACAGTAGTAGTTATACCAATAATGCAGCCAGGATTCGTTTAGCTGGCATTAGAAAAATATTGGCCAAACTAGCAACAACCAGTGTGGCAGCTGCACCTGCTGCTTCACACAATGCACTAACAGGTCGCAGCGAACAAGATGCACACCCTATTAGTGCCATAACAAACTTACAAACTTCTTTGGACGCCAAACAAGACACACTAGTAAGTAATACAAATATTAAAACCGTTAATAGTACAAGCTTATTGGGTAGTGGTGACGTTGCAGTACAACCAACACTAGTAAGCGGTACAAATATTAAAACTGTTAACAGTACAAGTTTATTGGGTAGTGGTGACGTTGCAGTACAACCAACACTAGTAAGCGGTACGTCAATTAAAACTGTTAACAGTACAAGTTTATTGGGTAGTGGTGATGTTGCAGTACAGTCCACACTAGTAAGCGGTACAAATATTAAAACCATAAACAGTACAAGTTTATTGGGTAGTGGCAATATTGCAATTCCTGCATATACTGGGCCAGCAATAACAGTAGGAACTACAGCACCCGTATCACCTGCAGTTGGTGATTTATGGGTAGATACAAACTAATATGAAAACATACCAATTTCCACAAGAATACCTTTCGCCGGTTATACAACATGTTGCTAGTTATGGTATAAAAGTATTATCAATGCAGCCAAATAATGGCAATTACGTTATGCAGTTAGAAGCCGCAGAACTGCCGCCTGGTGAATACGAGCATCTTAATCAAGAGTACCAATTAGAGGAAACAGTATGATTTACAGTCCTTTTGGTCCTGATTTTCAATGGCAGTTTAGTAATGTAGCAACAACTAGATTAGTTGCTGGGTGGGGTACTTCGCATACAGCCGGTGTAGCACCAGCTTTTAGTACTTATAGTACTTTAGTTACAGCCGCAAACGTACTCAGTGATGTTTATTTAGTTGAGTTAATTTTTAGCAATGCTTTTTTAGCAGCAACTACTCGTAACTTACTAGTTAATATTGGAATTGATAATGCAGGTGGTACAAACTTTGTAACAAAAATTCCTAACTTAATTGCAGGTCACGCTGGTAGTATGATTGTTGGTGGTGGAATTAGTTATGTATTTCCGCTATATATACCTTCAGGTTCAAGTATTGGTATTCAAGCTAGTGGTAATACTGGTTTTACTTTTAATACCGCTATTAAAATATATGGACAACCTCGTAGACCAGATGCTATTCGTGTAGGCAGCTATGTAACCAGTTTTGGTGTAACAGCTGCAACCGCAACTGGCACTGCTATTACACTTGGTACAACTGCTCGTGGTACCTATACTCAAGTAGGTGCTACAACAACTAGACCACATTGGTGGTGGCAAATGGGCTATACTTTTATTGATACTGGTGTAACTGCTGGAAGCGTAGCTTTTGACATGGCGGCAGGCAGTTCAACCACAGCTAATAAACAGTTAATGCAAAACGTCTTGTACTTTCAAGATGCTACCGAACGTATAAATAATCAGCCACCTTTTGGTAATTTTTATAACAATGTAGCTGTTGGCGAAAATGTTTATATTCGTGGCCAAGGTAGTGGTAATGCAGAAACTAGTACCAGTGTAGCCGCTTATGGATTAGGAGGATAAATGGCTATTCAAGAAGCATTTAGTGGTTCGGCTACTATTGGTGTAACGGAGACATCCTTAGTAAGCGGCACTACTACACTACAAAATAACACAACAGACGGCATTTATCAAATTTGGGTTGACTTTTCCAACATGCTGGCTGGTGACGAATATGAAATTGATATTAAAGAAAAAGTAACCAGTGCAGGTACACAAAGATCAATATTTACTAGTTATCTAGAAGGTCGTCAAGGCTCGCCGTTTGTAACACCCACACTAATCTTTTTACATGGCTGGGATGTTACAGTTACCAAGATCTCAGGCACAGATCGCGTAATTACGTGGTCAATTCGTCAGGTAGCATAACATGACGTGGGCATTTCAACCACTACTACCTGGCGGTGCACAAATACAAAGTGGTGGAGTTCAACCTCCAACTAACGAAGGTTATGTTAAGTACTGGACAGGCTCACAGTGGTCTATTAAACCAGTTAAATATTGGTCAGGATCTCAGTGGGTACTAAAGCCCGTAAAAACCTGGACTGGCACTGTGTGGCAAATTACAACACCTACATAGGACACTTAAATGGCACTTACTAAAGTTCCTACAAATTTAATACAAACTAGAACTGTAACGGTTAGTACTGGTGCCACTATTACTCCTACAAGCGCCACTGCTGATGTGTACGAAGTTACAGCACTAGATACTGCTACTAGTATTGCAGCACCTAGTGGCGCGCCCGATAATAATCAACGGTTATTGTTAAAAATTAGAGACAATGGCACTGCTAGAGCACTGACTTGGGATGCAGTATATCGTGTAGTTGAAGTTACACTTCCCACAACAACAACAATCAATAAAACGCTTTATGTTGGTTGTATTTATAACACCACAGACAGTAAATGGGATGTACTGGCTGTAGGACAAACTTGAGGCACGTATGAGTTTACAACAAGAATTGCAAACAGACCCTCTTGCTCGTGGATATGCACAATTTGTGCCACAAGCTCCAGGAATTTTAGTAGAAATGCTAAATGCGCCAGTTTACACAAAACACAAAACACGTTTTGTTACAGCACGTACTGTACTGGCAGAAGTTGCTAATGGTGCCGAAGTCTTAGACAAACTAGAAACTGCTGCACAAACTAATAGTGCTGTCAAGTGGGCCATGCGATTTATTACTAGTGACGGCATTGACATTGGTTATCCAGTTACACAACAGTTATTAGACAGTTTGGTTGGCAGTGTGCTAACTCAAGCCGAGTCGGACAGTTTAAAAAACTTAGCACTGCAACCTGCTAGTCGTGCAGAAGTATTGGGTTTTGCATCTGTCACAGAAGAACAAGTTCGTAATGCATTAGGATTATAATATGGCAACTATTAAAAGTGATGTACAATCGCCAGTTAGTTTAACAGTGACCGGATTAAGTACTCTTGCATCAGCAACTTATGTGGCTTCAAATACATTATCCCACTCAATTAATGATCCACTTGACGTACTAATTGATGTAGCAATTGCAACTACTAATACACCTGCTGGTAATAAACAAGTGGTAATTTTTGCTAAAGCTAGTTTAGACGGCTCTAACTTTGGCAGCGGTCCTGAAAGTGGCACAACCACAACAGACGAACCAGACTTGCACTATGTGGGCAGTTTACCCATGAATACCGCAACTACCACACATCGCAAAGTGTTTAGTTTAGCAGCTGCATATGGTGGAGTATTACCAGCCTCCACAAAACTAGTATTTAAAAATGATTTAGGTGTAGCATTAACCAGCGCCAGTGTACAAACAAGTGAGGTTTGGGGCACTGCTGTATAAATTGTGAACAATTATGCCAGAAACTATACAACGAGCCCCACTTATTCGTATTACACCAAATACTACTAACTTGACTGATTTTCCGCAAGTTAATAGTACTCATCCAATAGCCAGAGATTTGTATAATATAATAGTGTTTAGTCGTCGTAACACTTATATTGCTACCAGTATTAGTAATGACAACTCTCAAATTACTGATCATAATGTAGATAATGCAGGTAGTTGGCCTAATGTTAGAAAAACTTTTGATTCTAAGTATGGTGCTGTTATTACTGCGTCAATAAGTAGTTTTGGTGCAATTAATAATATTAATACATTTAAAACATTTTCAAATGCAAAAGGAGCCACACTTTTAACTGTTGAAAAGTATAAACCAACAACCACAGTTTTAGCTGCTGACCCTATTTTTAGAACCGGTGATAATTTTAATGCTGGTATTGCTATTGAGCACCAAAGCACTGGTACTGAACAACAACTAAGAACTCGAGCAGTTAAAGAAATTGGTGGTACAGTTTATTCGCCATGGGTAACAGTACCAACTGATACAACATTAGTTATTACAATGACTGTAGAAGTAGGTGTTGGTGAAAAATTGTATGTTAATGGCGTATTAGTAGCTGAACAAACTGCTAACGTAGGAAATTATGCGCAATATTTTATTAATACTAATTTAGTAGGAAAATACGTAAAAGCTAGATTTGGTACTACCGATGGCCCTGCAGCAACTAATTACTTTGCAGCAGTTTGGGGCAGACCACTACGTGAAATTGAAGTAAGAGAAATCAGTAACAATCCACTGCAACTGTTACGCCCACAAAAACGCATACAGTACTTAACTACAGAAACTCCAACGCCTCAACCATTAATTGGTGGCCGATACTTAAAAACCAGAACAACTCAGCCACAAGCAGCTGGAAAATTTAGCGGTTCAAATCCTGTTGCTAGAAAAACCACTTTTTTATGGACTGCTAGTAATCGCGGCTATGATTACGCTCAAACATTAACAAATGGTGGAAGTGTTAATCCACAGGTGGTTACTACAAAAAGCACTAATCTTGGCAGAGCATTATACGCCACTACAACAGGTGCTATTGAGTGGGAGTTTAGAGAACAAACTCAGTATACTCAAACAAGTGGCAATTTACGAAAAGGTAATGTTTGGACACAAGGTGTTGTATTTCGTAGAAATGCAGCTTTTGCCAATACCGATATGTATATGGTAACTAATGAGGGTGCTTGGAATCATAAAATTGGCATAGATGTAAATGGATTTGTAACCGCAAAAGTTCCTGGCGTAAATAATCCTCAAATTTCATCAGATCAAAGTTACGCACTAAATGAATGGATTTATGCAGTACTAGTTCATAAACAGGGAGATACCAGATTATATGTAAATGGTCAAGAACAAACACAAAAGCTTACGGGTGATTTTTATACTGCTGGATTAGGCTATATAGTTTTTGGCCCAAGTGGTGTTGATATATTAACAAGTTTTGTTAGTGATCGTGAGTGGACACTATCGGATATTCGTTCTTGGACTACTAACCCATGGCAATTGTTTCAACCTGAACAACATAACTTTTATACTGTACTACCCAGTGGTGTTATTGTACCACGCAACCGATTCTTATTTTTCTTTAACTAAAACATGATACTAGAAACTGTACTTAGTGGATTAGCTGGTGGCTTACTGCGATTAGCACCAGAAGTTTTACGTTGGCTTGACCGTCGAGGCGAACGTGAGCATGAACTAAAGCGCATGCAACAAGAAATGGATTTTGCTAAACTAAAAGCAGATGTTCAAATGCACGAAAGCAATAATCAATTATCGGTTGCTGAACTAAGTGCTATGAGTTCGGCTTTTGCAGAGCAAGCCGAAACAGCTAAAGCAGCAGGCAAACTAGTAGCGGCACTTAGTGCACTAGTAAGACCTATGATTACTTACTACTTTGCTGCTTTTTACGGCTTAGTAAAACTAGCCATTTATACCATGAGCGTTAGTCAAGGTGCTGAGTGGAATTTAGCTGCCACACAACTGTGGGGTCAAGAAGATATGACATTGTTTGTTATGATCCTAAGCTTTTGGTTTGTAGGCAGAGTATATGAGCGACACAATAGGTAAAGCATTACAAACTGCTGCTAGCTTATGCAGGCATTTTGAAGGATTTCGGTCAAAACCTTATATTTGTCCTGCAGGTTACCCTACTATTGGTTATGGTACTGTGTATAAACCAGATGGTTCGCGCGTTACCATGCAACATGAGCCTGTCTCGCGTGAACTAGCGGATCTTTGGTTACTGCATACACTAAAAACCGAATATCTTCCTGGCGTATTAAAAGCCAGCCCACAATTAATTACAGAACCAGAAGTATTAGGAGCACTAACAGACTTTGCATATAACTTAGGTGTTCCACGTTATCGTGCGTCAACACTTTGTAAGCGGGTTAATCAAGGTGATTGGCCTGCTGCCCGATATCAACTTAGCCTTTGGGTATACGGTGGTGGTAAAGTATTGCCAGGCTTACAGCGCCGTCGTAGAGTAGAGGCTTCACTACTACCTTAACAATGAAAAATTCTGGAAAGAAAGTTCGTGGTCAAAAAACAGACAATCCAGTAGAGTACGGATTTCGTGATGTAAAACCACTAAACCAAGCACAACAAAATTACTTAGATGCTATTAAAACTAGTGATGTTGTATTTGGTATAGGCAGTGCAGGTACTGGCAAAACCTATGTAGCAGCAAGCTATGCAGCAGGTGAACTGTTTCACCGTCGCATTAAAAAGATTGTGCTGACCAGACCCAATGTAGAAACAGGTCGTGGATTAGGATTTTTACCTGGTGAGCTGGAGGAAAAGTATGCTCCTTATCTTCAGCCTTTTGAACAAGTGTTTATACGCACACTAGGCAAAGGTTTTTATGAGTATGCGCTTCGTACACACGACATTGAGCCAAGACCAATTGGCTTTATGCGTGGCAGCAGTTTTGATAATTGTGTTATCTTAGTTGATGAAGCACAAAACTTAACTAAGGTTGAATTAAAAATGTTGCTTTCACGTATTGGTCGTGATTGTAAAGTAGTATTAAGTGGTGATCCTAAACAAACTGATATTGTGGATTCGGGACTATTAGACGCAGTTACCCGATTAGAACGACTAAATGGTGTATCAGTAGTTAGATTCAGTGATCATGATATCGTACGCAGTGAAATGTGTAAACAAATTATTTTAGCTTATAACGATTGAGAATAACATGGCAAAAACATATAAGCCCACAGCAGGCATGGCTACAGCAGCCAAGCGTGCACTGGCATGGAAAAGTGAAGGTAAACCGGGTGGTACACTTGTAGGATTGGCCCGTGCAAATCAACTAAAAGATCGTGAGCCACTTAGTGAAAGCACTGTGTTGCGCATGTATTCATTTTTTAGTCGTCATGAGCCTGATAAACAAGCAACTGGATTTAATAGCGGAGAAGAAGGCTTTCCTAGTAAAGGTCGCGTAGCTTGGGATCTTTGGGGCGGCGATGGTGGATATAGTTGGAGTCGCGCTAAGCGCGATAAAATTATGCGCGATCGTGAGTCAAAAGCGCTTAAACTAATGCGTATTACAAAAAGCATTGTGCCAGACATGTTGCTAATGGTTGCAGCACAAATGCTGGAAGACTACGCTAATGACAATATTTCGGAAGAACTAGAAGCTTTTGGTCAGTTTATGTACCATGCTCAACTATTACGTAACGGACACTTAGAAGTATACTTATTAGATTTACACTTAGTTGAACAACCTTATCGTGACATATTAGTAACCGTATTTAGCGAACTTGATATTACCGAAGATGTTAGTGACAATGACGAAGTAGATGAAGACGATGAAGGTGTAGAGTAAAAAAAAAAGCCCGGCTAAGTGCCGGGCTTTTTTTATTCTTCTTGCTCTGCTTGAGCAGCAGTGCTTTTTGCAAGGCTTTCTGCTGCAGCAACTTGTTCACGAGCTTGGTCTTGCAACTTTTTTGTTAGTGGGTTACAATACTTAGCCGGAATCTCTTGAAGCGCATTTAAGATTAAGGATGCTTCTTGTTCAGTTAGCGTAAACGTATAGTTCATTTTACTGGGCAAGCACCTGTTAAGCACTCATCGTCTAAGATTTGATCAAAACTGTTAGCATCATCTAGTGTAACAGGTTTTAAATCTTGAACGTAGTTGCGATAGCTTTGCTCATCCACAACTTCTTGTGGTAGATAAAGATAACCTAAATCTTGAGCAGTTTTGGTTGGATCTGTACGATAAATAAAACTTACACCAACATAACAATCCCAGTTATCAAGCAACCAAGAAATAATTGCTGGCACTTCACTAGGATCATAACTAATTGTAACCGACGTGTTTTGCTGAGTCCAGCTGGTTTGAATCAGCTTATATCGTTCTAACTGGTCAATTGCACTTTCTAGGTTAACTTCTTTGCCGTTAACTTTGTCGAAAGGTACTCCTTCCCAAGCAACTGGAAATGTAACCAACACACCGCTATCATCTGTTGGATGATTAAACACACGGTAATTAGCTGCGCGTAGTTTTTCTACTACAGGATCGTATTTTGAAAACTGCACATTGTTGAAAATGTACTTGCCTAGTGGCTTGTGTACGCCTTCTGTGGTATCCATAATCTTGCTTAATGTACCTGATGGCTTAACGCAAGTAATATTTTTGGGTCGAGGCAGCCCAAGTTCATCAGCCATACCAATTGCGGCAGCAGTTGCAGTACGCTTAAGATACTCATAGTCATAACCAGTCATATCAGGACGCTTGGCAATACCTGTTAAACCTACACCACAAAGACGCAAGAAATAGTTATTTAAGTGCCAACTTTCTTGCAGGATTCCGTCTTGCAAATCTACACAGGTTTGACGGTAGTTTGCTCGTGCTGCAAGTCTAATTGCTTCATGCAATCCTGCAGTGTCACCCTTGAACTTGGCGATATCAGTTTCGGTAAGGTTACAGAACGATTTGTTTCCAAGTAAAATTTCCACACATGGGTTGGCACCTTTAAACCAAGGAGCTCTGCGAAGTGCTTCAACTGCATTAATGAATCCTGGTTCACTTCCGCCTGCCTCTTGCATTAAGTTGAAAATATGCTCCAAGTCACTACGCAATGGCTTGGTTTTAAATACCAGTGAGTTGTTTGATTGCTGACGGTGTGCATTGTTATACAGCCACCAGTCTTTTTTAGCAACAGCAAACTCTTCCCACTCAGGCTGATCGTAGTCAAAAAGTGCAATTTCAGCACTACGACGACTAGATAAAATAGTACCCAGCCAGTTAACAATATCTAAAATGTCCATGCGTGTTAGCAAGCTATCAGCACGACCATTAAGAATATTAGCAATTGCTACATATGCAGTTGAGATAGCACTATCACCGCTAGAGATCCAGCCGTAACCTTTTAGTCTTTCACCAGCAGGACGCAGTTGACTAAAATCTAATACTAGTGTATCAGCAGGATACTTACCAGCTAACAGTTTGCCAATTGACTTGGCCCATGCCTCTGCACTATCACCAACTGAAATAGTCCAAGTTTTTGTTTGCGCATCCCAAGTTTCTGTGTTGGTTTGGCAACCGCCCTTATCAGTACGCTGCGATCTTACTACTCGGATATTTTTAATAGGCTTTGAAAAGCCATTTAGTGTACCAACAACTGGCTTAAACCCAACACCACAACCTTGCAACAACAACCACAATACATCTACTACATCATACACAGTTTCTACTTGTGTAAAACTGCAATTAAACTGTGATGCTTCACGGGTTTTAGCAACGTTTGTACCACCAAGCCACAGTGTACGACCACTCATTAAAACTTTACGATCCAACATAAGTTGTTCAAGATCATAAAGCTCTGCATACTCTTTATCATTTAATTCGCGATCAATTGCTCGTTCCCATAACCAAGCCTGATGATCAATAACTCGTGCAACAGTTTCTTGCCAAGTTTCAAATTCTGTACCAGTATCATTTGTAGGTCTGTTATAAGTTCTACGCGTAATAACTTGTGCTCTTGTACTTACTGTCATTTAAGATTCTCCGCTAATTCTTTGTACCCTTTACGAGTAGGGTGTATGCCATCACTGCTTATGTTGTGTGTGCTGCGTGGGACTACTACGTCTCCAAACTCAGCGGCCACTGCAGTAACAGCTTTTAGTTGTTCTGGTTTTAAATTTTCATTTGGCAGTATCCAGTAGACACGATCAGCTACTGCCCTGCTTCTAATTCTTACTAAGTTAACTCTAGTGTTTACTTTATCAGTGTCATTAGCACCAAGACTTATAACTAATACTTTTGCTGGTTTCAGCTGCGTTAAGTTTTTGTTAAGCCATGCTGTGGAATTGATACCTGTGCGTGCTATTACTGCACATTCTTTACGAACTTGGCCGATTCCAACCGCAATGCTGTCACCAATGATTAAACATTCAAGCATGATATTTTTTAGCTGCCAATACGATTTTACAAATATGTTCTAGTCGTTCAATGTGCTCAAAGGCTCGCCAAGGGCTAGTATCTACACTTACTACACCGTGGCCTTTTAGCCCTACAATGTCATAGCTTGTAAAGCCAGTTTTAGTTAATTGTAAGTTTTCTACTGCGCCATCTGCTAGTTGAACACTTTTTTCTTTAACAAAAGGCACTGTAGGGGCAACACGAGTATAGCCACCTAATTCTGGAAACTCTTCTACTAAACTGTTAAGATCAATACCTGCATGCATTGCTGCAATGCAGTATGTAGGATGTAGATGTAACACAACACGAACATCTTTATCATGCTGACCCATTTCACGTTGAAGTGCAAAGTGTAGTGGCAGTTCAGCACTAGGCCGTAAGTTTTCACTAATGTCTGTGTACGGCAAGACTTCGTGACTGTAAAGAAAAGCGGCACTACCAGTGCCGCTTTGTAAATGTTTATGGATTTTGATCTTTTTAAACTGATCAGGCTGAAGTGTTTGCTTTCGGGTACTACTAGGCGAAACGTAAAAGTGATCACGATCATAGTGACGAACACTAATATTACCGTCTCTGCTAGTAATCCAGTTTCGTTTGTACGCTTCAAGCATTACTTCACAAGCGGTTTCTAGCATTTTCATGCTCCTTGTATTTGTCAATAGTTTTTTGTAGTGCTTCAGCGCTTTCTTGAACTTGATTTAGTGCAATCTGAAACTTTATTTCATCAAGTTTGTCACTACGAGGCCAAGGCCAACGATATATTTCTGTATCTTTAAATAGCCAGTAATCTGGATCTAGCCACAGTTTTAGTTTTTTAAACACCTGTGCTTCCAAAGCCACCAGTGCCGCGCTCAGTATCATCCCAAAAATCTTGAAAACTGCACAGCATAACAGGCATAATTACTAGTTGACCAATTTTGGTTTTATACTGTTCGATTTTATACTCATGCTCGCCTAAATTTTCCAGCAACACTTTAATAGTGCCACGATAGTCACTGTCAATAAGTCCAGCCCCTAAACTGGTAATACCGTTTAATCGCTGTGAGCTACGGTTAAGCACAAAGCCACCATAGCCACGAGGAATCTTGATGGCAACACCAGTATCTGCTAGATAACGCTCACCAGGACGTACTACATAGTCTGCGACACAAAATAAATCTGCACCTGCGTCTGTTGCATGTGCACGTTTTGGCATACAGCGAGGATCGGTTAGTCGGCAAGAAAGTACGGGTTCATTACGTGCTGTAACAATAAGAGGAGCAGAATAAGTACCACTGCTAAACATATTATAATTTCTCCAATACAGTGTCAATTGTGTGAATGTTTTCAGAACCTAGAGCCTCACTACAGTGAGTCTCTAGATCCATAAGTTTGTAGTTTAGTTGAAGCAGATCGCTGCTTTCATTTAGTGCTTGAATATATTTATGCTTTTTGCCCACAATAGGAAGATTGGCAATAATGTCCCAAGTGCTGCCGTACTCATGTACAAGGGCCACAGCGCGCTTAGGCCCAATGCCTGGAACACCAGCAACGTTATCGCCAGTATCGCCAGTAAGGCACTTAATGCTAATATAATCTTCGGGGCTAAATTCGTAATGTTCATGCCAGTTCTCCTGTGTAACTTCTTTGCGTGTTACATAGCTAAACCGTGAAACATTTGGCTTTACAAGTAAGTCCCAGTCACGATCACTGGAGATTAGCCAAGTATGTTCTACATCTAGTTTAGCACGTTGACTGACAACATAAGCAGCAATATCGTCTGCTTCTACGCCTTGAAAGCGAAGTACAGGATAGTGTTCTGCCAGTGTGTCTAGTGTGTGTTCAAATTCCCGAAAAAACAATTCAAATTCTTGTTTTTCGGCTTCAGTTTGTTGTTCAAACTTATCTTTACGATTTTGTTTGTAGTCAGGGTAAATCTGTTTGCGATAACTGCTGCTTCCACGATCTGCTGCAATGAGTACTTTACCAGCATTATAACTACGGCAAAGACTTTGTACAGTTCGAACGTAATCATCGCAAAACTCTGTTGCATGTTGGTGTTTCCAACGAAATGCTAAGTTTAGTGCGTCAAATACGATTAAGTTGTTTTTGTTTGTTGTGGTATAATTATTAAACTGTTTCATAAGATTAGTTTTTTACTGAAAGTATATTATAGCACAACTATCTTGATTTTTCAAGCAATAAATTTTATTTGTTCGTTTGATAACCAATCTTCTAGTGTGGCTACAAAGAATTGATATTCATTTACGTTAACGTAAACATAACGATAACTTTCTGTAGTAGGCATATCAGAAAATGCTACAAATGCTTTACTGCGATTAAACTTAAATATTAGTAGTGGCTTGCGATCTATTTGTTTGCCTTGACGTACTGCTTGTTCCCAAAAGTCTACTAATTGTGGGCTTTTGCTAGTTAACAGTTGACTGGTAAGGTGATCTTCTGCGTAGCCTTTTACTTCTACGCAGAAGATGTTAGCACAGTCAGGTACGTAAAGATCACCTTTTAGCTTATGTTTAGGGTCTAAACTACCGCTGCCAGG